ATGGGCCGTAAGGCGTCAGCAGCACTTAAGGTTCGAGGTGTGTTTCAGCGGAAGGAAGACCCCGGAGTCTGGTGGATTCGGTATCACGCACATGGGCAGATGAAGCGTGAACGAGTCGGGCTGAGCAAACAGGAAGCTATCGATAAGTACCGGCAGCGCAAGACCGAGATCAAAGCCGGAAAACAGCTGCCGCGCAATCTGAAAGATGCAAAGATCACATTCCAAACTCTGATCGATGACGTGCTGGTCTACAGCGAACGTCACCACAAAGACACCCGCAACGTGACCTCCCGATGCGCCATCATCGGCAAGGAATTTGGAACTTGGGCTGTCGAAGACATCCGTTCTAAGCACATCGAGTCTTGGCTTCACGAACGCAGAACGCCAACCGGTGCGAAGCCATCCGGCGCAACCTTCAACATCTACCGCTCTCTGTTCTCCCTCATATTCAGACAGGCGATCAGAGACGGAAAGGCCACTGAGAACCCGGCCAAAGGGATCAGAAAGAAACCGCTGCGGAATACCCGAGAGAAACAACTAAGCCCTGATGAGTTCACCAGGATTAAAGAGATCGTCCAGAGACGATGGCCTGACCGTTGGCATGAGTTCGTCATCTCCCTTGGAACGGGCATGAGGCTGTCTGAGCAGTACAACCTCACTTGGCGGTCAGTGGACTTCACCAGGGGTGTCGTCGACCTGAGGAATACGAAGAACGGAGAGCCAAGAGAGATACCGATGGGACCAGAGGTTGAGGCCGCCTTTACAGCTATGAAGGGTCTGTGCTTCGACACTGGACCAGACGGCAGAGTGTTCATCAGCTTGCGTCCGGGAAAGTGGTTCAAAGAGGCCTTGAAAGACGCGAACATCGAAGATTACGTCTGGCACTCAAACCGTCACACCTTCTGTTCACGTCTAGCAAAGAACAACGCTCACATGAAGACAATTCAGAAGCTAGCCGGTCACAAGACGATCACGATGTCAGCTCGGTACATCAAGACCGATGATGAAACTTTGCGTAATGCTGTGACCGGGTTGTTCTAGCCCATCGGAAATGGGTAGTCGAGAGACGATCACATACGAGCCCCATTAGGCTATGACGGACGATGAGATTTGCTGAACGCCGACACAGGGTTTAATCCAACTGGCTAGTCACTCTGGTGGCAGCACAGTCTGGTCAGGCACACATGCGTATGCACGCATCGGGAGCTTTAGAAGATTCCGCTGCGACCCGACAGTGTGCATGGCGCCACCGTACGTGCGATCAAGGCCTAGCGCAATCTTCTTGGCGTCAAATTGCAGTATCGCTGTAGAGCGAATTCCGTCCGTGTCGGTGAGAACAATCTGATATTCGCCTGTCCCACTGCGTTGCAAGCTGTCCGGAGTAGATAGGAAAAGCCAGCCTTCGACAGTTTGACCGGGACCAATACTCTTGGTCAGCCGTTCGTCTAGATAAGAGAACTCCACTTCGTAAGCTTGCGACGGATCAGCAACTACTGCGTAATTTCTCCCAGCATTCCAAGGTACACGAGTAAGCTCCAACCACTCGCCAGAATCCATCTTTTCTTTGATCTCTAAGTCGCCTACTGTGGCCGCCAGCGCCGTGCCGTTTCGGACCAGGATGTACAGTGCGGTCGGTTCGGGAACGACGACTTCGCCCGCGCTCGTGTTGCAAACCCGCTGGAATTCAGACCGCATCGGGTCAATCTGCCGACCTCCCATCACATTGACCAAAGTTGCTGAGAATTGCTGAGGGGGCTGATTGTTACTGTATACAACTAGAAAGCCCGCACACACGAGAATCAAGGCAAGTATGCTCGCTGTTACGATCGAGAGTCTTCGTTCGCCTGGCCCTTGCAAGAAGCAGGCGATCAGAGCCACCAAAAAGCTAACGCCAAGGCTCTGCACCCACCCGCTGTTGACGATAATATTCGCAGCACGCATTGAGTCATAATAGCCGGGGCAGCACTCTCATCGCGTCGCAGAGAAACAATCATTACTGAATACCGATTTCTAAAGATGCCCGTGACTATTTAGCTAGCTTCGGCCACTCGGTTTCGGCGGTCCGTCGCCAGCATCCCTAGATGACATCGCACATCTCGACGATAGACGTGCCTCGGGTCAGCCAGACCAGCCTTTGTCTTCGTCTGGAGGCGATGAGGTTGGCTTCTTGGAGCAGCACACATCTGAGGAAGTTGCTAACTTTCAGGTCCTCCCATTGGACCATTACAGAGATCGTGGAGACCACCTGCGAGGAAGGACGCTGGTCATCATTCTTGCCAGGGTGAGATTGCGCGTGTAGCGACAAGCAGTCGGATAACACGTAAATAAAGGAGCCTCATCCTGTGGGCAGAGGGATATCTAGATCATTTCACTCCAGAAAATACTTCATCGCTTCAGCTTCCTGTATTGCTCTTCGTTGAGCTTTAACTCGATCCCGCCCACGCCAGTCCGAATCCCCATCTCCAGAGCTTGCTTCCCTGCTAGGTCACGTAGCCCACCAGCACGCTCAACCATGTGCTCGATCTTGTCTGGGTCGCGAAACGTCAGGTCGCGCAACTGTTCCTTCCCCGTCAGATCAGTGAAGCGGATGAGCCAGTCTTCCGACTGGCGAAGGAACCGCATGTGAACACGGTGCATGTCTATCGCGCTCCCTGCATCAGTGCTTTGCGCTTCTCGTATCCCGTGCGGGGATCACGTTTGCCCGCGTCGACCAACAATTGGTACTGGCGTTCGTTTAGGAACACGATGGTTCCGGCATGACCGAAGGTCTGGATATGCTCGCGCATCTTAATGTCGCTGCGTCTGATCCAGCGATGGACAACGTCGAGGCACTCGTCGCTCGTATCGCGTAGCAGCCAGAGACTCAACGGTCCGTTCCTTCTGTCTGCGTCGGAGAAGCAAAGGGTCCACGCCTCCCCCGCTCTGCCCATGATGAACGCATATACCGCGTGGATTACCTGAGCGGGGTCAGGCCAGCAGGATCTGCATAGAGTCAGATGTGGGACGGTCAGACTGTCGTCCAGGCGAGTGCCGCAGGCCGCGCAATACTCACCGTTACACGTGGCAGACCAGCGAGCAAGCTCTTCACCCATGTGCGCATGTGTAATTTCTGTACGGGACTTTATTTGAGCACTCACAGGCTTAGAATAGGCGATGAAAAAGCGAATGTCATCCACAGGGTGTTGATGAGCCCTGCCCACCTGATTCCGTGGAACGAGACCTTTCCTCGCCAAAAGATGAAACATCCACACACCACGGCGGGCTAGTATGCCCGTATAAAAGACGTACTCAAGGTGCAACGATGCCCGATGTCCCCGAAAGCCAAGGCGCAAAGTCGGACACGACAGCTAGGAGGTCCGAAACGGCACCAGAGTTGCCGTTCGTAGCGGTCTTCAGCTGGCTGGTCGCAATCGTCATCGGCCTTGGACCGATTGTCTTCGCCATTGTTCGATGGCGAACTGTCATCGCTTACTCGAATGCATCCATGTCGTGGATCGAAGGACACGGACCGTTAGCTGTACTCTCCTACACCTTGTTCACGCTCTTGTTACCACTTCCGGCTCACATCGGAATGGTCTTCGTACTCTACAAGACTCTGTTCAAGCGGGCTGGCAGCGATTTCAGATGGATCTATAGCTTTCTGACATACGCGCTAGTGTTTAGTCTCTATCGAGCAGCAGCAACTCCTCTCGTCAAACGTTTATTCCCTGAACTTGTCTCAAATCATGAGGTCTTCTTCAGGTGGTCTCTCCAGGTTCAGGCCGTAATCTTCCTAGCTATAGTGGCGTCGGCCATATACATCTTCAAACAGAAAGCCCTCACTACGTTTGGCTTCACTGAGGTCATCGTCGCCTTAGTTTCCAATGCGGCACTTCTGAGCAAAGTGGACCTCACTACATTCCCGCGTGTTCAAATGCAATCTGGAAGCGCTGTCGCTCTCATTGTCTTCACGTATCTTCTGAGTCGTGGGATCGGGGACATCTTCGACGGTCTCAATAAGCTGAAAACGAAACACGGTGACCGGGTGATCCAGTGGTTCAGGGCTGAGGCTTCACCTGTGACGTCCAAAGCCGAGAGCCAAGATCCTCCTGCATAGCTGCTTATACAGCAGGCTCGCGCTCTCCTCAGCGGCTCTTCTGAAATAGCTATCGCGAAGCGTGGTCCTGGCCGTCCGAAGAAGGCTAGCGACTGCAACTCAGAAGACCGCCTCGGGTCCCCCATCAAATGCGGTGAGGCATGTCATGATCGCCGAAGCCAAAGCTTGCATCGCTGCTCCACAGACGAAGCGTTTGGGCCGCAGCGAAGGCGGCAGCTAAGACTGCCGGATAAACAGAAACGGCCCGTTCCAATGACGTGTCGCGCGTCATCGGAACGGGGCCTGTCAGATCGTACAATTGTTTAGATGCAACCTCAAACGGTTACGCTCATCGTCGCTGTGATGGGCATCGCAGGAACGCTAGCGGGCGGCATGGCGTCACAGTGGATGACACGACGTGCTCAGCACAAGCAGTGGCTCCGGGACCAGCGTAAGCAGGAGTGGAGAGAACTCCTTAATACACTTACTAAAGCGTTCGCAACAATCATTCGGCTGGAACAGGTTGGAGTCGCCTATGATCCCGATTCCCAGCTTGAACTCGCGGCTGCGAAGGAATCCGCTAACAATGTCATTCGGGACCGGATCTTCATAGCACCGGAGGTCGGCGACATGAACGTCCTCCGGGCTTGGACGCTAATCATGAACTCGTCACGCCGGGGCGACCTCAACGATGCTCAAAACCGCTTCCATAACCTCGCTGCGGATATCGTGCTTTCTGCACTCAAAACGAGCGAATGAGCTGCTGGCCGCCACGCCAACGGTCTGAAGCGAAACGTCTCAGTAGTCGTATCAGTGACAACGACAACGAACTGAATCGCTCAATGAGTGTGGCAAGAAGTCAATGTGGCCGCGTCCAGGGTTTAAACTTCTGCATACAAGCACAAACTACATGAGCCGCATCTGGACACTTGATAGTACTTCAACGAAGGAGTCTGTGTTGGTCGTTAAGAGAACGCTGTGGCTGCTACCGCTTCTAACCTTGACCCCGGTGCACAGCGTGAGCCAGCAGCCTACCGGCTACCAACTAGCTGGGACAGCAATCAACACAACTTCATCCAGCGATCCCATAGCTGCCCCAATTCAAATCGTCGTACGCGGGGACGACTGCAAGCTGACCGTTTCACCTCCGCTTACAGGCTCTGGTGTATGCATCATCAAGAACTTCGTTCCTGCCTCAGGGCAGATCGAGATTATTTCCTTAGGGCCACCAATAATCGCATGGAGTGGAGTCATCAAAGGCAACTTCGCGAGTGGAACTTACAAAATCGACAACGGGTCACAGACAGGCTACTTCTACACGGCTCTTCTGGGGCAGCCACTTGTCATCACTTCTCCGCAAAGCGTCACAAATATCCCCGTTCGACGCAGCATGTGCACACCGGCAGTCGAGTCTTCGATTTCAGGAGAGGTTGAGGGGTGGAGCGGCGAGACAATTTTCAAACTAGATAATGGTCAGATTTGGCAACAGGCTGAATACGATTACAACTACTTCTACGAATACCATCCAGACGTCACGATCTACGAAACGACCAGCGGATGCCGGATGAAAGTGGAAGACGAGGGAGAAACGCTCCTAGTGAAGCGAATCAAATGACGAAAGCAACGTCTAGACTAACTGCATGAATACCCTCGAAATTCTCTACGCCATCGATCTAGAAATCAGCAAGCTTCAGCAAGCCCGCTCTATTATCAGCGGGTATTCTGATCCGGTCATCAAGAGACGCGGTCCGGGACGACCGAAGAAGACCGTAACCGGACCGCAGAAAGCCACACCAGTTACTCAGGTCAAGGCCGTGAAGCGTGGAATGAGCGCTGAAGGTAGGGCTCGCATCGCTGCTGCGCAAAAGAGGCGTTGGGCTGCCGCGAAGAAGGATTCCAAATGAGAAGCCTACTTGCGGTCTTACTGTTGGCGGTCGTAGGCGCTTCAGGCTGTCTCCATGCGCAAGCTCCCGCAAACGACTTGGAGAAAGCCTGTGGTCCGAAGGACATCAAGCTTGAGACTTCTCTCAGCGCTCCCACGACGGTGATCCCGGAGCCTGCTAGTGGGAAAGCCCTCGTGGTGTTCGTCGAAGACATGAGACTAGACCGCCCCGGCCATAAATGCTTCAAGTGCACCGACGTCTCCATTGCACTGGCGGCAGACGGAGCCTGGATCGCCCAAGACAAGGGCTTCTCTCATTCAGTAGCATTGCTCAATCCCGGTGTGCATCACCTGTGCGCGAGGACTCGTAAAGGGAACAACGACACGCCGTCAATGTTGAGTCTGACCGCTGAGGCTGGCGCTACCTACTTCCTCATAGCCATCCCGCAGTACGAGTTCGATTACTACGTCGAGCGATTCACACTTGCCGACTCGGATGAGGGCCGATACCTTACCGCCATTTCCAAAAGCGCAATGACGCCCGTTCAGTAGGAGCCGATGCCCATTTTCTTTAATTCCCTGCTCGTTGAGGCCGAAATACAGCTCGACCAAGTCAGATTGCTGAGACATCAAGACAACTCATCAGCACAAGGTCGGACTCCCTACGAGCTATGGCGGCAAGACGACCAGTCAGCGTTCGATTCCTACCAAAGCGTTCAGAACCCAAGCAGACAAGCAGGCTTAGGACCGGCCAGCCTCTGGGCGTCGTTCGTCGTCACACCAGATGGTCGCACGCTGTTCGCTGGACTGTACCGCTCACAGCTTCAGGGACTCAACCAGGTCAACATTCCGCATGCACACCGGGAAGGGTTCATCGAAGCCGGAACCTGTGACGTTTACACCATAGAACTTGATGAGAGGTTGAGCGACCTCCGCGGCAAGCTGTTTGTGGATTGGGGTCCCGGCACACGTCAGTGGGTCCAGCGTGCGGATAATCAGAACAAAGTGGTCACAGAGCTGCTGACTCGATTCAAGGAACCTGAATTCCCCGGCTACCTTAACTTCATCCAGCCGCTCTCGCAGATCGAATCGTCACTACCCACCACTTGGGTTTCATCTCTGAAACAAGTGCAGGGGGTATACCTCCTAACCTGTCCGCTGACAAAAGAGCTTTATGTGGGGTCCGCGACTGGTGTGGACGGCTTTTGGGGACGGTGGTCCCAATATGTGTCGAACAATCATGGCGGCAACATTCAGTTAAAGAGCCGCGACCACAGTGACTATCAAGTTTCGATCTTGGAAGTCGCAGGGAGCGGGACAACTACGGAAGAGATCATAGCAATGGAGGATCGGTGGAAGAAGAAGCTTCAAAGCAGGGAGATGGGTCTGAATTCCAATTGATTGCATCTCGGTGCAGACGCCCTTCACGCAGAAAAGGCCCCGACTCTCTGACGTTAAACCGTCAGAGAGTCGGGGCTTCAGACTGCTAGTCAGTGCTCTAGGGAAGCGTTATCGTTATTTCGTGCCGTTTCAGAGTAGGGTCCGCTGACTGAAGTCGCAGCTTGCCGCTGTGACCTCGTGAGCCACGGCTACCTTCGTTTAGTTGCACCTCGCCGTAGGGATCACATGACCAGCGTTTGCGAGTCCCAACATCTCCGAGCGCAATGGCACCTTTTTCCCATATCGCGCTCCTGCAGATTTGCAAGCCGTTCATGCCTTAAGGCACGTAGTAGAGATGTACGGGCAATATCCATAAAGCAGTTCTTGAGGTCATCGTTATCCATGTCTCGCACGGCTTCGAAAAGCCTCTGAGCTTTATTCTTCAGGATTTCTGCGACCAGGCGATTCGCATATACGAACGTGGCACACGTTTCGAGATCAGAAGATTCGAGCGACGATCCGTATTGATGCGTACTTGGCATGTGTGAAGAAACCCGAAGGAAGGATGGATGTTGCGCTCGCTCTGAAAGCCGAAGCTACGGCAAGGGTGTCGTAACGGTAGTCGTTTCTCTGTGTTCCATCGAGGACCCTGCCGGGATTGCCATCTCCGGATATTTTGCTTGGACGGCTGTGGTGAGATTGCCTGCAAGAATGTGAAGGCTGTTGTGAACCCAGCGGTAGCCGGGACCACTCTTAGCGTCAGGGTCCGGCATACCGCCGACTATTGCGCTGAAGAGCCAGTAGCACAGGATCGCTAGCGCCGCAGGATGGAGTTCGATCAGATGGATCACATTTCCCTCCTTACCTAGCCAGTTCCAGCAGACGCTTCGCCAGCAGGAACAGCGCTGGCGACATGACATGCGCGATCCCCAGCAGCAAGCCAAAGATCAGAACGGCGCGCACAGTGTCATTGTTGAGCACGAAGCATGCAGCCTTGAGTACAGCGTTGCTCGTACCTGAAGCCCAACGCAAAAGCTTCATTTGAGTCGCGAGTTCCGTCTGCTCAACTTCAATCTTGCTGACACGCTGTACGAGAACGGCACGAAACTCGATGTCATCCTCGTGCCACTTGTCTCCATTACTTGCGATGGACTCAAGCAGTTCTGTCTGTCTAGAGTCGGAAGCCATGAGCACAGCGACATCGGCCTTCAGGTCCGATGTCTGCGCGGCTACGTTTCGTACAGCCTGATCGGTGGTGGTTAGGCGGCGGTCGATCTCGTCACGATGGTCTTTCAACTTCTGCTCCAAGGTCGTCGCCTGTTTCTCTGTGGCCTCATCGATACGGAGCTGTATCTCCGAGTCAAGCAAGCCACCTTGTTCGTGGATTGTTAAAGTCATTGCATCTCCGGTGGGTGCGATTGGCTAATAGATCGTGCGCCATGCATATGCGTTCGTGGCATCCTTCGCACACACCTGCACGGTGTCCTTCGCGCCGGTAGCGCCAGCCGCGTACTGCAGTTGGCCAGCGATGAAAGCTGTACATGACGGGGCGACGGTAGGAGACAGCGTGATCCATGACTGACGGCTGCTAGGCGAGTTGCCCAGAATCCGATTGATGGCAGCTTGCACGGCAGTCGTCACGATGGCATAGCCAGCATCAGTCAGGTGCGTACCGTCGCTGTTGAAGTAGGTCGCGTTTGTGTTCGTACCATCGGCACCGATGTGTGAGTCAGCGCCGAGATCAACGAACTCATCCGCAAAACCCTTCCAGCCAGCCCGAATCAGAGCATTGAAGGCGTTCTTATTCGCGTCGTTATTGACGCGGGAGATCATGTCAACAACGACAACCTTCCAGCCCACGCGCTGACGCGCAAGAGCGTAAGCTCGCAGGTTTGCATAGGTCTGCGCTGGGTTAGATACCCCGAAGGCAAGATCGTTGGTGCCTGCCCATATGACAAGAGTGTTGACACCGGCTCTCGGCTCGAACAGAGGATCAACCTTAGTGGGGGCCTCAGTAAACAGAGCAGCTATAGTCCATCCCGAAACGGCCACGTTGCGTACCTTCGCAGGAGCCGTGAGTGCGGTGGTCCAAGGGTGCGTACCATTCTGGCCGTAGGTCAACGAGTCGCCATCCGCGACGACCTGATCTTCAGTCGTGGGATTAGTCGTCGTCGGCTGAACTCCTCGCGCCAGCGTGCTGTTCTGCATTGCGGAGCAGTTCTGCGCTACCTGAGCCTGTGTAAGAGGCGTGTTGTAGAAGAGGGCGTAATGGTAGGTCGTGGGAGCGTAACCATCGGAGGCCGAACCGCCGAGATTCAAAGCGATCGAACGTAACGCGGCGACCTGCGAGAAGTTGTTGCCCTGCCCGTAGTAGATTGCCTCCGTGCCATTGATGTACTCGTGTTCAGGAGTGCTCGCGGTCGGCAGGACAACGGTGACGCAGACCGCCGTACCGACAGCAGAGCTGAAACTAGCGCTACCTGCGTTGCCGCCATACCAAGTTTCGACTGAGCTGTCGTTCCCCAGCGCGTTCTGATTCAGCTGCTTGCTGGTGCCGAAGAGGACGAATCCATTGCCGTAGAGGTTTCCCCCGTCGTTGTCGATGATTGGGAAGTACGATGCTCCCGACTGACCGGTAGCGGTGAGGTCCGGCCACGTGTCCAAGAGGATCTGGACAGTCTGGAAGCCCGCGCTGATCGCGAGTGGAAAGTGCAAAATCGCAGAGGTGCTGGTGGTTATGCCTGACGGAACTCGGTTGGCAGTCCCAGCCCAGGTAGCATTGTTGCCTGCACCGGAGATGTCGTACTCGGTCGTGCCCGCACCACCCGTCAGAGGGTAGTGACCGATCAGCCCTGTGGGAACAATCTGGGGGATTGATCCCACGGCAGCCCCATTTGTGCCGTTCGTACCAGCCACGCCTTGCGGGCCAGTTGCACCCGTAGCTCCGGTGGGGCCTTGAGGTCCGGTCGGACCGGCTGGGCCGGTAGCTCCTTGCGGAATAGTGAAGTTGAGTATCGCTGCTGACGAAGTACCCGAGTTCACCACCAGAGCGGATGATCCAGCCGCACCGGTCGTGGTCGTGCCAACACTGACGGAAGCCGCTGTGCCGTTCGTTCCATTCGTGCCAGCAGGCCCCGTCGCACCAGTAGCGCCGGTGTCGCCTTTCAATCCCTGTATGCCTTGAGGACCGGTTGCACCGGCGACGCCCTTCACACCAGCAACACCTTGAGGTCCATCTGCACCGGTTAATCCCATAGGACCTTGCGGACCGACACTACCAGTCAGACCTTGAATTCCCTGCGGACCAGCGGGGCCAGTTTCGCCAATGGGACCAACGGGGCCGATGGGTCCTACGGGGCCGACCAGAGAGTCAGTCGCCGGGAGGTTAGACACCTGTGGTGAGTACACATCGAAGTTGCATGCACCACCATTGCCGTTGACACCAGCAACGCACCATGAGTTGGTGACAGCAGGTTGGACCTTCTCATAGCCGGAGTTGAAACCGCCAAGCAGAACATTGCCTGAGCGGTCGTCCTTCACCACGACATCGAAGCACATATTGAGCGGGGCTGTGAGCGACACGTCAGGTACAGTGACCGTGAATGCTCCCTCACTGACCGATGCCGTGTAAGGAACTTTCGCGAATTGGCTGTCGTTTGCCCGCCCGCCAAAGGCAGTGGAGGTTGTGCATAGCGTCGGTGTGAATGAAACAGTGGCATTGCTGATGGGTCGAGAGCCACCGAGCTTGCTGGCGCTGACTGTCACGTATCCAGCGGGAGCTTGGGCCGCAGCAACACCGCTGAACAGGAAGATGGCAGTCACTAGCGGACGCAGGTTCGCGCACGCTGCTAAGAGCAGACGAGACATGTGGGAGTCCTTGTGGGTTGGTGCGAGAGGAGCTGTTAGTTGCAGCTTGTTATCGCGCCGTTTACGACGTGGAAGGTTACAGCAGCGCCGGGACTATAGGTGCATGACCCAGTAAGCTTCGTCCCAGTTGCGGTTACTGCCCCTGATACATCAAGGTGAGTCTCAGCTTCGTCAAAGCCACGAATGTAATGGATCAGGTTGCCGCTACCCGCGTCTACCCATCCGTCTTCGTGCACTACGTTGGCCGAGGCCGCCGTGTACGGGACGAGCGTCAAGCTGTGAGTAGCAATGTCGGGGTTCCCGGCGGGATACATCGCTGGGGTATTGTCGTCGTGGTAGCCAGCGCCAAACATCATGCCTTTGCATATCGGCGTGAAGTCCATCACATTTGTCAGCAAAGCGGCAGTATCGTTCGGATTCGTTTCGATGACCGGGTATCCGAAGGAAGTCTTTCTTTGCTGAAATCTGAAGTAAGGAGCGGCGCGAACGTTGTTGAGCAGATCGGAGCAGCCGCCTTCATTGTTTGGTAGGAGAACCTTGTTATAGCTGCCTCCTAACGCGACCCAGCCAAGCGACTGGTTGGTAGAGTTGTTTGTTTCCTCAGCTTGGAAGAGGATGGCGTTCGGCAAAGCGTCAGCCAGACCATTGACAAGGCCACCGTTCCACTGCACCTGTGACTCTTTCGCTCCGGTATCGAAGCCGTATCCAAACCCAGTCACACTCTGTTGGCCAGTCTCATCGAAGAGTGAGTTTTGTCCGTGCATGAAGACTGCATAGCTAACACCGCATCCGCTGTTCTCACCGGTCAGGATCACATTGCCGCGAGACATGATTGTGCTGTCAGCCAAGTTGAAGATCGTGCCGCATCCGTTGACGCCAATCTTATAGAGTGAGGCGTTATCGAAGACTGGGAAAGCAGTGCTGGTAGCTTCCTGATTGAAGATCGTGAAGCCCTCGTCAGAAACGTGCCGGAAGTTGTAATCGTTGTAGAAGAACGAACCTCCGCCAGCCAGCGACGGATCTTGACGACGCGTTACCGCGACCGTGTCAGCTGTTCCGCCGATGTCGGTCAGGTAGATGCGGTTACGCTCAAAGTAACCGCCACCCCCGAATGCTGGCGCATTCACGTTGACCATGTCCAAGCCTCGCGTCGAACCATTGAAGCGAAGCTGCACATCCATCCAAGTGAAGAAGGTGCTGCTCTCCCACCGAATGCTCGATCCAGCCGTAGCCATGTTGAGAGCGAGGTGCACGATCTCCCCTGAACCGTTCGGACCTCCGTTACGCGCCAGCACCTTCACACCTTCGGGGTCTGACCCCGTGTAGGTGATGGTGGAATTCATTCCATCTAGCTCAGGAGCATAGATATAAGGAGCGCTATAGCCGTTCGGCACGACGAGCGGGTTCGAGCAGGTGTAGCTCTGGTTGGGCGAAAGCACTACTCTGGCCGAAGCCGCAGGAGCGCTGGCGGTACCGGCAACAGATGCGAAGGCATTTGCGATCTTCGCGCAGATGTCAGCGCCATCGAATGAATCAGCGTACAAGACAGCACCTAGCGACTGTGGCGTGAAAGATGAGCCACAACCCGCAGGACCGGTCACACCGACTGCACAGCCGGGAGGTCCGAGAGCGCCACGTTGACCGCGCACGGTCGGCAGAGCCACGGGTGTATCCGGGGTGAGCTGATCAATGTGGCAGACAGCACCATCGCACCAGTCATTTGCTACAGACGTGGGCTGAACATGGCTGTAGGTGCCACCGATAGACTCGCCAGATACGTTGTCCACCACTGTCAATGCAAACGTCGCATTCAGCGGGTTGGACTGGCTTCCGTCGGGAAGATACATTGACCAGCTGCCACCTGATACAGGAGCGCATCTTTGGCTCACGGTCGTGACAGAGCCTGAGCCAGCGCGATAGGAGAAGGGCCTGTTGTTGAGCACACCCTGGGCGCAGACGGTGTCCGCCGTCCTCGGCTAGCCATTGATCCGATGGATAGCCATGAGCGGGGTCCATTGCGTATTGCGGAAAGTTAGTCGGCTGAAACGCGAATCCGAAGTTGTTCTGGATTGTGCCGTCGTACCACCCGTTGGGGTCGTAGAGGTTTCCCGCTGCGTTATAGGGGAAGTTGGGAGCTACATACGTCCCGGTCACGCGGTTGAAGCGATCTTTTAAGGATCGATAGGGGTTCCATTGAAATGCATTCGCGAGAACGACGTTCTCATCGAAGGTGAAGCTAGGTCCCTGCCAGTACGCTGGCCAGATGTACCATTGCCCACCGATGCGGCTTATACGCCCTGCGGCTGCAGACATCATCGTGGAGATGACGTCTCCAGTTCCTGTTCCTGTATCTCCGTGCCAGCAGCACGCATAGCGCACTTCACTGCCACCCCCGGCTAGCTCCACCGGTTCATCACAGACATTCGCTGCTGCTATGAGCTGAGGAATGTTGATGTCATCGGTGTATGACATCCCGAGACCGAACACCGGATCGCACATGCGATCCGCAACGATCAGAGCCCAGTTCGTAGTGAATCCATTGGTCTGGGTACGCGGATCGAAGATGTCACACTTGCCGTTGACGTCGAACCTGATTTCAGGCTCAGACGGAAACATGGAAGTGTCGTACTCGATCTTCAGGTAAACGTATGTGCATCCGCCGACGTAGGGGTTGCCGTTTGCCGTTGTAGCCCAGTGGGGATCGTTAGCATTCAGCGAGGCAAGAACGTCACCCGAGACTTGCTCGCCGAAGCGAGCTTCACAGAAGACGAGACCGCCGAAGTTATAGGTGTTGCCATCTGGTCCGACGTGATCGTTGTGGTCGGCCTGACCGCCAAAGTTCACACCGTTCCGTGTGGTGTTGTACTGGCTGGAAGTATCCCAATACACTTTCCGGCCATCCAGGTAGAGACCCAGTATGCTGTGGCAAACATGCCCAGCAATCACGATCACTTTGTTGTATTGGTCGTGGTGCGATCCAGTCGTCGAGGAGTAGATGAGCGTTCCACCAACGCGTTGCATGCCGAGGATCATCTGCCGATTGGCTGCTGGCTGGCGTGTGGTGATGTTCTCGCCACGATTGCTCATCAAGGCGTCAGCAATTGCACCCGCTTCCATGGCGATGCCTTGGATTGCCAGCTCTGCCATGATCTTGTCGTAGACAGGCGAAGCAATTAGGGCTGGGTCAAGAAATGCTGCAGCGCCCATAGCAATGGCCCCGCCGATCATGGCGAGGCCGGTGATGGCCTTGGACATAGAGTTTCCTGTGGGCTGTCCTACGGAGCGGTAGGACAGCTAGCGTTGGCCTAGTAGGTCCAAGCGCGATGAACTGAAGTGAGAGGCATACAGAGCAGGCCAGCGTCACCGGGGGAAACGACTTCGCGTCCAGCTAGCGACACGAGGCCAGCGGCAATTGAGTCGTCTGCATTCCTGTAGAGGACCAAGTCGCCACGCTGCGCCATGAGAGGGAACATACGCTCGATGAGGCCGTGTCGCCCCGCGCACCAGACGACCGCCTCTTCGAACGAAGTACCGCTGGTGACGTCGTGAATCTTCTGCATGGCTCCGGTGTTCGTTGTGTAGCCACGAAGCTCCGTCATGATGTCCACGCCAGTGATGGCGAGGACGCCGTCTGCTGCAAACGTAGCGCAATCGTTGGTTCCCCAATCGAAGGGCTCGCGTGCTCGTGCTAGCAGGAAGTCGTGGTACTCACGAGTCGCCCAATGAGGTTTTCTTTGTAGAGGCATTAGGCTTCACCCCACTTGAGGCTGATGTCGTTCAGGGATTCAACCCATCCGAACGCCGTATCGTCGGCATAGCCGTTGGCGTGTTGGTCAGCGGATGTATAGCGCCTGGACGATGGCCGGTTCAGCAGCAGCATCCGGCTCTCTAGCTTTAGAGTGATGCTCATGGACTGGGGCGTTACGTTACTCGTCGGCGTATCGACCACTCCGCTGAAGAACAGATAGGGAGTACCTATCAATAGGCCTTGCGACATGCAGCCCAGCCAGCACTTTGCTGGGGCTAATGGCTGGATGTCGCTCTCGCATTCGGTCGCGATCTTGGGATCAAGACCAGAGATGGTCAGGCTGATGCCGTCAGCTTGTACTTCAGTTCCCTCTTGGGTGGCGGATATGCCGCCCAAGGTGCCAAGACCGAGGAAGGTCTGACCGCTGAAGGCCACATTGAATGGGGCGGAACAGAGGTACATCGTCTGCGACCGAAAAGTCAGCATGACGAACAGCACAGGCGAGAATACCGACTGCGTGAGTTGCGCTCTGAAGGTGGGATCGAGGTTACGCAATTGCTGCACCTCGCCACTCAACGAACTTGAAGCTGATGGTTGTCAGCCGCGTGTAGTCCGCGTTCCATGTGCGCTTGCTGTCTGCGAGCCGAAACAATCCCTTGCAATCGTGGAGAATGATGCGTGTTGCGTCCGTGGGCTGTTCACGCAGTGAAGGCCAAACGGTCAACGTAGCTGTGCCGTCCGTGCTCATGACCGGGAACAGGTTTCGGTAGAACCGAAAGCCAATCTGTAGCCAGTCACCTGCCTCAAGAAGACGTCCAGCACCGGACCAACCCCGAGTCACGAGCTGATTGCTACCCGGTAGATTCTGGGTGGCGATGGTCGCAGTGGTCACTAGCGGAACGCTGTCCTGGGGATTACCGCGAGGTCTTGTCTTTGCCGGGTCACCAATCATGAAGGCGTTGGCTTGGCCGCGCAGAGCCATCAAGAAGCTAATCCACTGGTCCGCCTCAGCTTGGGTGAGAGGTACCAGCGAGAACGTGCCGCCGATGGATTCGGCACCCGGCCATGGCTGGATTTGCGTCTGGCTCCCGTAACCGCTTGTCACGACAGCGGCTGGGTCATCAATGTCCCACTGCACAGTGCGGAAGCCAGGAGGCTCGTACTTAAAGAAGGCGCTTTGGTGACTATTAGGTGCAGGAAGGTCAACGAGCGTGATCGTCTGTCCGCCGACAGTGATGGTCGATAAAGCCACAGGAATCCTTTTGGGCAAGAAGAAGGGCCGCGCAATGGCGGCCCTTGTGAGGAATGGAATTGGATCTTAACTTTGCTTGGACGTAGGCATCCGGCCCTTGCGATCCTGTGCCGCCGCCTGACTCGCAGCCGCGATCTGCGGAGCAGCACGCATCACCGCACGGTTCGCGGCAGATTCAACTGCAGCAGGGTCGTTCGAACCACGCGCATCGACCGAGACGTTCCAGTGATGAGTGTCACCACCGCCAAACATAGACGCTGTTCGCGAAGCGTTGTTCACGTAGCCAGCAGAGCTTGGGGTAATGAGTTCGGGGCCGCGCTCGCCGACAAGGTATGTCGTGCCCGCGTTGATGTTGCCACCCACCGCCCTGCCGCCACCGAAGAGACCAGCAATAGAAGCCCAGGGGCTTGAATCACCGGCTAGCGAACGAATGGCGTCAGTCGAAGGCATTGAAGGCGCTGCGAGGTTGGCGACAGAATCAGAGAGATGTAGGACACCGCCGCCGATGTTGAAGAGACCAGCTACTCCCCCACCAGACCCGGCAATCATCACGTACAGCGGATTAGAACGTGAACCGTCAGGCTTAGAACCTAAGCCGAAAGCTCCCAGAACCGAAGACTCTGCTGTCTTCAGTCCATAGTTCGCAAGCTGCCCTGCACCGGAGCGGAATGTTCCGCCCACAGCGTTCCCAAGTTGGCGTCCGAGGTGATGCTGTCCGCGCTCGCCGATCTTACCTAGCGCGTCGGATAGATCGCTGTTAAGGCCATCGACAGTGGACGAGTACAGTCCGGCGATCTCTCTAGCCGTGTCCTTTGAGGAAGCCAGCCAGTCATCGTTTACCTTACGCAGAGAACCACTGATGGAAGTGGCTGCTACTGCGGCGGCATCCTGGACATTCTGAAGATCGAAGGCCGACTTGAGTTCGACCATCTGTTTCGTGATTTCATTGCGCTGTGCATCAGCGTTGGGACCTGTCTGAACAGCGTCATAGGAACCTTGCAGACGTGCCCAACGCTCAGCATATTGCTGACTATGGAGCGCTTGTGTCTGAAAGGCTGCTTCGTTCGGACTTATCTGACCTGACTGAACACTATCGCGGATCTGCGACTGTGCCATCGCATACTGCGCCTGACGCTGTGCATCACGGAGTGCCTGACCTGAGGTGTATGCGCTGGCGATACCTTTCGCGTAGGCATCTTCCTTGGGGAAGATTGCCTCTGTCGCTTTCCGCTGTTGCCCGGCAAGCTGTATCGACCACTTGAGTGCTTCCTCGCCCTGCTTGCGATTCTCGTCGTTCAGAACCTTCAGTGATTCGTTAGCCTTCTTGTCGGCGAAGAGATAGTTCTCGGTACCGGATTTTGTTGCATTCTCGCGGTCAATCCAGAATTGAAGTACGGCTTGGGCCGACGCTTTACCAGCTGCCTGCATGGCAGCGAGGTCATCGTCCCACAGCTTCCGCTGCTCTTCCGCAGCTTTCTTAGCTGCTGCATTGGCATCACCGGCTAGTTGTTTCTGACTGGTGAGTCGGTCCTTCTTTGCAGTGAGGGTGGCGTTCTTCGCGCTGCTATCGTCATAGTCCTGCTCGCCGTAGACGAAATCTTTGACACCGTTAAGGATGTTAAGGTTCTCATCTTGAGAGCCATGCAGCTTCGCGTAAGACTCTGAGCGGCCGTTCGTCACCCTGCCGGTCCGGGCATCTACGTCGGCGGTGAACTCGCTCCCGCTACGCTTCGCGATCTCACCGTTCACATACGAGAGGACGGCATTGCGACGGGTAGCGATGTCACCTTTGGTCTTATCAAGGTCGGCTTGCGATGCGCCGCTGTGTACCTGATCTCGATACTGACGGGACAGGTCACGAAGGTCCTTCATCTGGCGCTTGACGTCGTCGGAGACGAGGCCGGTGTCACCTTTGCCCAGGAATAGCTGGGCATAGATGCCTGTCTGGTTCTCTTCGAGCAGCTTGCGGAAGCTGCCGTAAGCGTTGTTCGCGCGGTCAGCAGCATGATCTGCGGCGATGGCAAGGTCTGCCATTGCCAGCGCCAACGTATTGACCGGCTTGTGCTCTAGATGAGCGATGCTGATCTCTAGCTGGGCATTGGCTTTGTGAAGTTCATCGTTGCTAAGCAGGATTGGGCCGTTGATGCCTTCGAAACCGTCCTTGATGCGCTGCGCCGTTTCCAGCGTTTCCTTCCGCATCTGGATGAACTCTTCAACGCCGTGGCCCAGCGCTTCACCGAGGGCGAGAGCGCCAGCGATTGGGAAGGCGATCTCTGCCACCTTGGAGAAACCCGGCAGCATAGAGGCGAAACTTTCACCGGCACGCAGGCCGCCGCCACGGAGAATGGCTGAAGCCTGTTGCTGGCGTGTTGGCGTGTAATGCTGCTCTGTGGCCTGTAGCTTCTGCGCCTCTTCACGTTGAAGACGCAGAGCCTCTTTCACTGAAAGAATGGCCTGAGCCTTCGCTTCTTCGGCGGTCACGGTCTGCTTGCTTGCAGCGGTGGCATCGACAGTGAGTTGCTTATAGGTGCGGTTGATGCTCAGTAGTTCCTGCGCATACTCCTGCTGGATCTTCTTGAGCTGTTCTGTTGATGCACCAGCTGCCTGTGCCTGAAGGCGTTGCTCGCTAAAGCTGTCCTTTGCCGCTTGCTTAGCGGTGTACAGCTCCTTCTGCATGGCGCGGATCTCGGCAGAACTAGCTTTGATCGGGGTGATTAGTCCCTGTGCGTCTGCGGAGAATACGACTTTAGCTGCCATTGATAGCGCCTTCGACCAGAGCGGTCATGGTGGTCACATAGGCGTCATGAGCGGCTTCTGCCGTCGTGTCAATGACGTTGCGAACAAAGGGATGTGGTGGTGTACGCTTCAGGGCGTTCTGGGCTTTGGCGGTGGGATTCTCGTGGCCTTCATCAACGAAGCGGGCGACGTAGCCGAGCTTGCCAAAACCGACCGTGAGCGTGCTGTCTGCGCCAAGGTGACCCACGCTAATACGTGAGGTCACGGCTCCCTTCAGTTCACCCGGCCTCAGGGCTGTGCCTGTGGGTGTTTCCGTGCTGTACGGCGTTGCTGCCACCAATGCAGGACGGATGACGTCATTGGCAGCACGTAAGGCTTGCCGTTGGAAGTCATCTACCTGTTCTGGAAGACTATCTAGGGCTGCGAGTACCTCATCGAAGCCGGTGAGCTCGATGTCTGCGGAGTCGGACATGACTCTTCCTTGATCTTTGTGAGCAGTGGGCCGTGCCCCTGCTTCAGCTCTGCGGCGAGTTGCAACACCTTCGCCATATAATCCGCGTGGGCAACTTGCTTCTCTTCGGAGATTGCCTGCGTGGGCGATTCGCGATTCGTGAAGGACGGATGGTTGGGCATGAACTCAATCGCGCCGACGCCATCCTTAGGCGCACACATGCTGCTGTTAATCACAGCTGCCGTCGTGAAAGCCGCAGTCATCTCGCGATGAAGCATGGCCTCTCTGTGGCGGTCGTACAGCAGATGGAACTGTTTGGGCGTCAGACGCCAGAATTCGTCCTCACTGAGACCAAGGTCGTAGCGACCCTGTGCCCACATGCTGGCAAGAGTCTGGCCCAGACCTACTGAACAGCCTGGGCCTCGGCTTCCCCCGGTGCGTCATCGCTGACTACAGGGATGGATTCGGCCCATGCAGCGACGACGGCTTGCTGGATGACACGCTGATTGCGCCAAGTCACCCAAGAGCCAACCTCTTCCAAGGTGACCGTGTCGTCGTACGGCAGCAGACTTGCGAACAGTAGTGCACGCAGAGTGGTAGCAGACATCACTTCAGCGGCAAGAGCTTCACGGAACAGGTTCAGACCCGTCAGTTTCTCTACGTGGGCGATAGCGTTCAGGTCGAACGCCAACTGGCGTTCTTTCCCTGCGATTTCAAGGAACACATCAGGACGCGTGGAACCAACAGATGCTTGGAACTTCATCGTTAGGCTCCAGCAGTGTCGGTGATCTGTCCGGTGATCTGAAGGTCTATGTTGTACGAGCCAGCATCGTCAAGAGACAGGTTTGCTAGGCCAGAGGTGCTGACATAGGCAGCGAACGAACGCAGCAAGCCGGTGGTCATTCCCACCTGTACGGGATACTGCACCTTCACCGCAAGGACCGTCTGCGAGTAGAAGACGGAATTGAGCATGAGCTGGCCCGTATCAGTCTGATCCGCAATGACGGCTAGCGTCACTGTGCCGGGATCAATGGTCGTAGGCAGGCTAGTCTTAACCGCACCGGCAGTGGACAGAGATGTCGTGTCAGCGAAAGAGGTCTTCGGAGCGCTGAAAGTGACGGTCTTGATGCCATTGACGGATGTGAAAGTCGTACCGTCCGAGCTAATAGACAGGGTGCCGCCACGTCCGGTGAAGGCGTGAGAGGCAGTCAGATTTGAGGGAGAGGACATGGGAGATGGCTCCTTGAGCGCAAAGGGGTATGCCCGCCTTTCAAGCGGGTTCATGAGTCTGGGTTGATCAGCGGTTTAGCGGGAGGCGATGATCCTGTAGTCGGTCGTCACGCGGTAGTACCGGGCAACCGATTCATAGGTATCCATCTGCGAGAGCAGAGTGGCTGCAGCGACGGCTGTACCGTCCGGCAGCGTGCCAAGGAAGCCCTCAATGGCGTTCTGGATGGCCTGCGCGGCACGCCGCGCGTCAGCATAGGTTGTTGCCCACGTGTCGATCTGCAAACGGACCTGCACGAGGTCCGTGAATCCGTTCAGCGTTGGGCTGGTAACCGTGCTCACTCGCTGATAGGTAACTGCGGGAAGAGCGGCGTCATCCGGCAACATCAGCGGGAAATACCGAGTGGAGATGCAACTGGCGACATCGCTGTCAGAAGTGAGTAATTGGAATAAGCCTTCTTCGAGCATCGTTATGAACCGTCGTCTACTTCAAGGCACAGCAGATCTAGCTGCTCGCGGCCTTCGCTGGGATCGTTTATTGCCTGTATGTGGAACAACCGGGTCTCGTAGAGCACACGCATCTTGCTGGAGATCGCTACCGTCGGGTAGCGGATCGTGATCTTGTGCGAAACCTGAGAGGTATAGCCAGAGGCTGCATAGACCTCTTTCGAGGTCACGGCCTTGATGGAAGCCCAGCAAGTCAGCAGATCATCCCAGGTGTTCACCTGCTGCCCATATGCGTCCTGAGTCGTTGCTTGACTCTGGATGGTGATTCGTCTGTTCAGCGAACCGGCTCTTAGCATGAGGTGAATACCTTGTAGGGAGCCAGGAGGGCTTCAACGGCAAACGGCAAGATGATCGAAGGTGTCTCCGATGCTGCTTCCCTGTTTGTGTACAGATGGCCAATTAGCAGAAGCATGGCTTGCTTGAGTGACATTGGGCATGTATCCGCATCCGCACCGTCGCCGTACGAACCCGCTGTGAAGAGGATCTCGATGCACCCCGGCGAAGTCACATCAAGCACCGGCCAAGTGAAAGCATCCCAAGGTGTAATCCGGGTAGGCTTCGAATTTGTGTCGACACGGAACTGCGAAGGATCAACACTGACTGTTCCGGTTGATGTCTGGTAAGAGATCGATGTGATTCCCGTCACGCCACCAAGCGGCAGCGTTATCGAATAACGGTCCAGGATGTAGCTGTATGGATTGCGCTGTTCCGGCGCGAATGTTTCAAAGCTCGTCGGATACGGGAAGCTATCTAGCGTCATCTTCCACGACTGCGTGTAAATGGCCCGATTAATGATGTTCTCGACCAACTCCCTCGCCGCAGTGATGAGCGCAAGGATCAGGTCGTCATCTTCCATGAAATCCACTCTCAAGTGTCGTTTCGCCTGCAAAAGAGACACAGGCTCGCTGCTTGGACCACTCACAAGAGAGAGGCCAAATCTGTTTGGCATGTGTTGTCCTTAAAGTGCGAGGGGCGATCCGAAGATCGCCCCTCTGAGAGTTCGTTACTTGATGCTCACGGCTACGACGCTGTTCACGCCTGCCTTCAGAGCCACACCGCCAACACGAGCGAACCCTACGAAACCGACTTCATAGCCAGCCGCATAACGTTCGTTGAGGCGGATGATCTCCAGACCAGGTGCTTGCTGGCGGAATACATAGCCCTGCTTGAAGTCGCCGAACAGAATCGGTGCATTGCCGGTAGCTACGTTTGGTAGCTGGGTCACCAACTTCACTGGACGGCCAAGGATGGTGCCAACGAAGCCGACCGCAGCGGAACCGTAGTCAGGTAGGAACACTGGACGGCCTGCGCTGTCAGTGATGCTAAGGATCGCCCCGAGGGTGGCATTGTTCATCGCCCAAACTGCGTTCGCAGCATAGGCAGGATCGAGGGCAACCATCGCGCTAACGAGGTCCGCGTACTTGATGACGCCAGTGGTCCCAGTGGTGACACCGGTGTTGTAAGCAGAGGCCAAGGACTGAACACTACCTGCGTTACCATTGACGATCAGATTGCTAGCGCCACGATAGAAACGCTTTGCGAACTTGTCTCTGATCCAGCCATCGATGTCGAATCCGGCATCGGTAAGCAGACCACGATCGATCTTGATCACGCCCGTGGTGAAGTTGTCCACCTGAAGGGTCACGCTGGATAGCGTGGGGTCTACTTCTGCGGCATCAACACCGACTGTGACCGGCGCTAGGCCGTTCGCCGTATCGTTATCAAGCGGCATCTTGATTGGGTTGCGTGTCTTTGTGCAGCGTCGCCATGAACGCCTCGAATGGGTCTTGCGTCTGTGGCTCGCCAGTGCTCAACCGTGTGCGGGAGCTTGGATCGAAGCCGAACAGTGCTGCTGCACGGTGCATTGCTGCTTTTTCGTCTTTGGCGATGGTCGTCGCCGGATGTCGTTTGATCTTCTGACCGACTACCTCGCCAGACTTGGAGAGGATTGGTTCACTGATCGTTTGGCCTTCCCTAGTGACCGTCTCTTCCGCGCTGATCCAGCGGGCGTAAGACAGACAATATGAGGCAAGAGCTGCTGTATCCACGGACCGAAGCATGTTCAACGCGGTGAGTTCTTGAGTCACTCGGTCCCATTCAGTACGCGCTACCGGCGTTAGGAACGTTGGGCATACAGGGAAGCCTGTGAAGGATGGCTCTTTCTCGTTCAGCTTGCGTTTGCCGGGGTTCCCGCGCTCTTTCTTAATGGCTGCTGGGAGGGGCTTTCTACCGGGCATGGGTGGTCCTGATCGCCCGTTTTGGGCGTATGGGTGGGGGTACATTTCCGCTACAACCTCAAAATTTGCGCGAAATGATACAGTGCATCGCAATAACGTCGCACTGGCGAAGGGAGCAAGATGATCAACACACCTAGCTGCGAGGAATGTGGAAGTCCCATGGAGCAAACATCATCACTCAACGCCCAAGCTGTGTCCGAGGATGGTGTCGGGTTTGACTGCCAAGACAACTCTCTATGTCGTCAGTGGGCACCGGAGGGTGTCGGCGGACCATGGGCGCTGCCCTGTCATGGCCATTCAAAGCCACCGAGTATCCAGCGGTACACAACACGCACGTAAGGATTCAAAGCTCAGGGCCGATTGCAGCTATGGCTTTGGTGACCGGATCAGCCGGTTCGCAAACTTTCATTTCGCGGGTGTGTGTGTCTGACCAGGGTGCGGTCTATCGAGGCGAGATTCCTTGCAGTTTGAGGTACCCTACCCACCACGGGCTGGATAGTCCAGTCGTGCGAAGGAGGTTAGCTTCTTGAGTGATCTTGAGCTAGAGATGTCAACCATGAAGCGACTTGACCAGGTCTTGGTTGACATCGTGAAGATGATCAAAAATAAAGTCGGTAATGGAGTCCTCACCAGACTTGACACAATCACTATTCTTCACATACTTCGGGCTAGATCCATGGTTAAGTCCATGAAGGCTCTTGTGGAGCTCGGGGCGATTCCAGATTTCTGGACGCTCTCCCGTTCCTTGACTGAGCTGGTAATAAACTGTGATTACCTACAGCATGCTCCGGCGCAAGAGCTGGAACGCTACTTATCGTTTGACTTCCAGAAGTTTGCGAAGCAAGCAAACGACCTTAACGAAAATGAATTTGCTCCGAGGAAACTAAGTAACTCGAACAAGGATTGGCTTGCAAAGACGGCAGCCGACGCGGAAGCCATTACTGGACGGACCGAAAAGCAACCAACTTGGAGTCAGCATCCCCTGCCGCAACGTGCGAAGGAGGCGGATAAGCACTATGCGATTGCAGCGCACCAGTCACTTCTACTAAGCTCGGTACCCTTTGGGCATGCTGGCACACACGCCACAATGACCTCGCTAGCCTTTCACATCGATGAACTTCAAGGTTTGCGAGACGATGCACTTCACGCCATGACACCACAGCACGTTCATGTTGCGGTCTTAGCTATGAGCCTTCTTTGCCACTCAATAAGCGAAGTGTATAACCTGCAGTTGTCGCCAATCGTTCTCGCGATCTGCAAAGAAGGTGTCAGCAGACCAGGCCAATAGAAGGTGAACTCACTGTCGGAGCTGGGTCTTTCAATCAGAGATCAAGCATTGATATCCTACAAATATGAACGAAACATCTCTGCTTTTCGGCGAGGATTTTCCGGAGGTGGTTTACCACTACACATCAATGGATGTCTTGCTCAAAATTGTTGAAAAACGAGAGTTTTGGGCGACGAACGCGCGCTTTTTGAACGACGTTAGCGAACGAGACCATTTCCTAAGCCTTGTTGAGCGACAACTGGTACACATGGCAGGTCGGGAGGGAGCGCTGCCGACGATTAGAAGTCTCTGTGACGGATTTGCGAAATACGCGAAGGAACATCGACGGTTCACCGAACTACCGTATGTTGTCTCGTTTTCGGCCGAACCAGATTCACTGGCTCAGTGGCGAGCTTACTGTGCGCGGGGGAATGGTGTATGTATCGGAATACGAACGGACTCACTCAGGCAAGCAGCCGTGAAAGCAGTTGACGGACGGTCACTTACGGACGAGCCACTTTCTGTGGATCCGGAGGTCGCTTTTCAAAGGGTTCTGTATCTATCCGCCGAGGACCAAGCCCAGATTATTAAGATGATCCTCTCGGAGATTGAGCGGGTCAATTTCCTTTTCGCCGTTCACAAATGGCACACTTTCATGTCAGCACAGGACGAACTGAGTACACGATTCAATGATCTCCTCGAACGTAGAGCCGCGAGTTGCAAAAATCCCGCCTTTTCGGCCGAAGCAGAATATCGCTTGATTGCTACTGCTACAGACGCACCGGAGAAGGTGCTTAGATACCGCTCAGCAAAAACTTCTATAGTTCCATATTTGGCCATTTCTGCAGAAGATCCAACAGATTTTCTTAAGACCGGTGATCGTCTCAGGAAGACGGATCAAGGCTTTCTGGAATGCACCCCGTACTTCATTGAGAGTGTCATGATTGGCCCAAATCCGAACGGCGATCTCTCTGCGGAAGTTCTGAACACAATGTTTGAAGGACAAAGATCGAATGTGAAAATAAGCCGGTCGAACATCCCTTACCGGGACTGGCTCTGACGATGGTGAATCATTGATAAGTACGAAGCCATAGCAACCTCGCACAGGGATCGAAGATTCGATCCCCTCTCTGCTCTAACGTCGATTTAGCCTGCGAAGCAACTTCCACAAAGGGACATCCATGGTCAACTATTACGGCGTAAACTTCTTGCCTCAGTTTACTCAACGCATACATTCGCTCATCTTTAAAGCGACATCGCTTTCTCAAAGCGAACGCTTCGTCGGCGCTCCTACAGAGCTTCGAGCGATACATCCAGACGCGACTGGCGAGACGGTTCGGGACTGTTTTTTGCGAATCGTCCCCACTGCCGACGGAGCTGAAGTGTTACGACCTCCACTCGCGTCGAGCGGCCCCGAAAGCATCACATTATTCACTATCGAGCAGGAAGATCTTTTGGTGCTGGTGGGGGAATGGTTCGGTCAGGTCGGCAATGCCCTCAGGGCATGAAGCACAAGGTTGTGATTACCGCCTGATGTACGGCGGACTACTTGAAGATCGGCAGCGCGCAGGAATCCCACTGTGACACGGTTTGCACAATGCCGTGGGGTTCGATTCTTTCGAGCCTCTTCGCCCAAGCAGACCTGATAGTGATGCTATGATGCAACTCTTCTGCACCAGTCACAATGCCCTTCTCTTTCCACACCCTGCATAGCGGTTCCTCTTTGAGGACCGCTAGACGCAACCTGCGCCGGTCTGAGTCCTGACCGGGACTAGCAGCCAATCCACGTTCTCGGTCAAAGAAACTTGACGATTAGCTCTGCGAGTGGCGATGCAATGAGCTCCGGACAGCCAGGATGCCCGCGTGGTTTTCTGGAGAGATGGATAAGGAATAAGCTGGGCGGCGGCTCGTACCATTATGGGTATAAAAACATTTGAAAGGAGAGGACCGTGGAAATATTGGGGTTCACGTTCGGTGATGAGGAAGGTCCGTTGGTGAAGCAACTGCTCGCCGAAGCCAAGAAGAGGATGAACGATGACTGCGTATACACGATCTCGAACGAGATAAGAGCTGCGATCCGACCTCGGCGTAAGGGCACGAGGACCTATGGAGTGTTCCTGCGTATCCGGCCCCGCATCCTTGGGGCAGTCGTTGAACTTAGGAAGGCTGACATGAAGCCGCAACCTCTCAACGCAAAGACCCTCAAATCTATCGTCGCTAAGCTACCCGCGATGATTGAGAAGGCAAGAGGATCGTCTTAAGCTGCTTCTGGAAGAGCCAGGGGCTTGGCGGCAGCGATTCGCGCCTCCGCCACCAAAAAGTACGCTTCATCCCTTTCAATGCCGAAAAATGATCTGCCGCTGTTCAGTGCGGCCACGCCTGTCGAACCACTTCCCATCGTGCAATCGAGCACGGTCATTCCGGGTTCAGTGTAGGTCTTTATGAGGTACTCCAAGAGCGGGACAGGCTTCTGAGTCGGGTGATGTCCCTTCTCTGGATTGAATGCGAGCACAGTCTTGGGATAGCGTGATCCATCGGTGCAGAAAGTCTCCTGATTCTGGAAGGTGCCGTAGTTTTCTGTCTTCTTTCCTCTGCCAGTCGTATACGTTCCATGGCCGAAGCTCTTCTGAGGATTGTAGGGCGGCATGCGGTCACAGAACACCAGGATGTTCTCGTGATTCTTTAGTGGGTACCTGTTGGCATTCAGAAAGCCAGTCCCCTGCGGCTTCTCCCATATCCATTCAGACTTGAGTTGCTTCAGGTTGCTTGCGGCTACCGTTGTCGTGAATGGTTGCTGAGTGAACAGCACGATCGGAGCACCGGGCTTGCATACCCGCTTCCAAGCCGCCCAAAGCTGTTCCATCGGGATCACAGAATCCCAAGGATTTTGTGTGGTTCCATATGGCAGATCGGTCAGCACCATGTCCACTGAGCCATCCTCAATTTCTTTTAATCGCTCAAGGCAATCGCCGAGCATGAGACGGGCTGTGGTGGATGGTGACATTCAGTGATTCCGGGAGATTGGCTGGGCGGTACGCGTTGCTCGCGCTTGGTCTTCAGCACATGACACGAACGGCAGAGAGATTGCAGGTTCGACAGGATCAGGCGAAGATCGGGGCGTTGATTGATCGGGATGATGTGGTCTACGTCCACAGCCGGTGTGCCTCTTTGATCGACGAGACAGTGCTGACACAGGTACAGGTCACGCACCAGCGCTAGCTTGCGGACTCTGGCCCAATCAGCGTCATAGCCACGAGAGCTTGCTGTGCCGCGCAATCGGTCATACTGTATGGCAGCGGGCCTGTGGACGGCGCAGTATCCCTCGTCAACGAGTGCGGAACATCCCGTTCTGCTGCATGGTCTAGCTGGGCGGTTAGGCATGGGTCTCAGTAGCCTTGAAAAGGCTAGGTTCGCGTTGTGGGCAGACACCGTCCGGGCATGAAATTCGGTGTGTGTCGAACTCTTTGATAGGGAGATACGAGAGAATGACCGATCTTGCAGCAATCGCGCTTGCCGAATGGCTGACTAGAGAGATTCCACAGCGTGCCGCCAAAGACAATAATGGTGCTTGGACAGAAGCGGTGTTTGAAAGCCTAAAAGAGTTCGCCCTTGAGAAGGGATGGAAGATCTTCCCCGAGGTGAAGTGCTATCAAGGTGAATACCACTGCGATTTCATGCTCTTCGAGCATGGATACGGGTGCCGTTTAGCCTGCGAATCTCAATGGCAGACGCATCGATCGGACGTCGGCGAGCTGAAATGGGCTTTCGACAAGCTGCGTGGCGTTAAGGCCGATGTGAAGCTCTTCGTTTTCGAGGGCACAGACAGTTGGCAGGACGACATCCGGGAATACATAGAAGGATATGCGCAACTCGATCCTGTCGAGACTTTTGTCTTCATGCGCTGGAACGAGAAGAGTTGGAAACGTTACTTGTGGAAGCCACAGGTTCGAGGTATCCAGAACGTCGGCTTTTCCCCATTCCAGTTTTAGACTTCCGATCTAAATGTTGAGTAGACACACCCCGGCCTTCAGAACAGAACAAGAGCAGTCCTATTACGTTTAGCTATTGGTCACTGGTTGCTACTTTCTGCTTCGACTACAGGGATTCCCTGCCGGTTTAGATCGCCTACGGCGCAATTACGGCATTAGACTTCACTGCCACTGGGGTATCAGTCCAGTTCACGTTGTCCGGGGTGAGCCAACGTGCAGGGTTCATCGTTCACAGCTTCATCGGCAATCCGACATAGCGTCTGACGCTTGCGCTCAGACGCACATAGGGCCTTCAATCGTCTGTTCGGCGCGAAGGGTATGGTGGCAGGTAACCTCGATTTTCGCCAGCGGATGATGCCTACTGGCTCGGACGCTCTACCGTGATCGGGAGCGGAGAATCTGGTGGATGTGGACTCATTACTGCAAAAGCTCGCCCGGTATATGCCTGCTCTTCGGGTGAACTCCTAAACTCTTAGTTCTTATATCTATTTTCTCATCCGCACATGGCCCAATTCCTCGAAAACGGGACTTATTTACAAGCTGCCACGAATGATCGCAACGCACAGAGCCACCACTGAAGGGTGGCTCTTGAAGATGCGCTAGGAGGGAGTGCGTCCTGTTTCACGTCGCTATGATTCAGTTCAGCGTGCGGCCAGGAGCAGGCCGTGGAAGGTCGAAGGCTGGGGATTTGCCCTCTGTATATACAGCCATCTCGTGAGCTATTTCGTCAGCGCTTTGCGGTATGCGAGCAATCTTTGTCGCAACGTGCCTTCCTTTAAACTAAAGCGCTGCGCGGTCTCCTTGAGTGAGTGGCCCGCAAGCATCGATACTGCCACTTCTTTCATGTCATCAGGCAAGTCGGAGATGTCGATATACGAGTGATCTTCTGCTGCCCGCTCGGGTATGCATTCGCTAGAGACGTGCAACTTATCCGCGAATCGTTTCTTTCGTTCGTTCTTCACGATCACTGAGTGCCATCGTTCGAACGAGTCGAACGTGTACTGCCGAAAGTCTTGCAGGTGCTGCCACACGATCAAAGAGACGTTCTGGGCGATGTCCTCTGAATCATTGGGGCGGTCGTTGGAGGATTGCCTCGCTCGGGTCCTGACAGCCTCTAGGAGGGCCGTCAGTGTGATGTCGGTCTGATCCTTGAGCCAAATCTCGTACAAGCCGTCGAGCGTGTTAGCCATGGAACGTCACCGTTCCCTTCGCCACCAAAGCCGCGAACTTCTCGGCGGATAGCTTAACGACTGGATGTTTGAATGCCCAGGCATCGCGGATAGCGACAGCCTCAGGATGGTTCCTACAGGCCTGCTCGATCATCGTCAAACCGGGCTTTAGAGATGGCGCGGGCTTCCATAAGCGCTTGTGAGCTATGCGCTCAATGTCTACTGTGTCTTTCGTCTTCTTCACGGTGTTCCTTGCAGGCGGGACAGGGATGCTTGTTGGCATCCCTGTTGGGTTGTTGCAGTGGATTAGGCGGCATTCGCTAGGCTGCATAGCTCATCTACTGATTCAGCAAGAGCTTGCTGCAGCGGTGCAAGGATCGATATGACCGTTTTCCGCTTGCGCTTTGCGTCTCTCGCTTCTATGGCTGCTCTATGCTTTTTAAGGTAGGAGATCTGGGGTTCCGAGACCCTGCGACCAAGCACGCCGCTTTGTGCAATTGAGTAGGCGGTCTGACCGCCGTCAAGCGCTCTGAAAATCGCCTTACGTTCGGCGATGGTAAGAGCCTTGCCTCGGGCTGGCTGATTGTCATAGCGACCTGCAGCTCTGCGATCCGCCATGTTCTCTTTTTGATCCCCACACCGCAGATGGCTGGGGTTTATGCATGCCTTTGAAACACAGCTCGGACTGTGCAACAGGTATGCACCCTCAGGTATCGGCCCCCTGAAGATTTCGTACGCATAGCGATGGGCTAGAAAGGTAGTGCCAGCCTTGTCTGTAACTAAGCCGTATCCGTTCCTGCTCTTACCCTTTTGCCATACCCAACACCCTGTCTCCCGGGATATGTTGATGCTGTTTATGAGTTGTTCAATTTTGTTAGTTTCCATGATCTTGCACTCTCCTCAGAGTCGGTCCATCGCGGACCTTCGAGAGGTACAGATCGATGCATAGGAGCTTTACCCCTACACGAAAGTATTAGTATGTCCCGTGAATGGGGCCTAAATGCCCGTTGGCTGATTTAGTTCAATTTTTTTGGGCAAAAACAGATGCGGGGATTGTTTCCGCTTAAACCCTTTTTAAGCTGCTTTCTTCACTGTTACCTGCCTGATCTGCTTTTCCAGACCCACCACATACTCCGCCAGGTTCTTGTAGAGTTCAGCTTCATTCATCTTGCTGAGGATCTGCTAAACAGCCTCATCGAGATGCTTCGCGGCAACAGGAGGCTCAAACCTTGGCTGTCTGAGGTTTACGGGTGGCATCCCCGGACCCGGAGGAATCGGGCTCGTCTGGAGGAATTGGGCGTCGGCATTGGCCTTCCGTTGAGCGGCCTTGAGACATGCCTCAGATTTCGCAAGGCGTTCTGCACCACCACGACGACACCTCCAGATGTCACCTGTATGCATCCTCACGCGCTTCACCGCAGGTTTGATACTGAGACTTGGTGTCCAAGGTAAAGCTGTGTCTTGAGGGGTCGTCATGTGTGAAAAGTGCAGCTAGTAGCGACCGGTTGACAGCCTGGACGTAAAAGCAAGTCCTGTAGTCGCCATGACTCTCCTCGCCCTGATATTGAATCTCGCCGTTGCCTATAGGGTGGTTCATCATCATAGCGGTGATGCGAGCGAGGATGAAGTAAGCTGCACCCACCATTAGCAATATCTTCCAACCGTTTTTAGGCGACTTCCAAACTTGCAATTGAACCCTCCGGGCTGAGTCGTTCGACGACTCAATCTCCAGACCTTAGCTCCAACAATTCGAGATGGCAAGCGCTGTCTGCGTACTCCTAGCACGTAGATAACAGGTGACGGGTGCTCAGGAGTTGCCGTCCATAAATGACGAAAGGGGATGCGTTGGTAGCATCCCCTTCCCTCCGTTCGACACTCACGCTACCTTGACGAGGCAATCTACGAGTTAGCTTGATCCTGCTTTCTACGTTCGTTCTTCAAGTCTTCCTCCGTCGCCAGCCTGTTATCTCCGCGCACATAGAATGTTAGAGCTTTGACTGCGCTTTCCATGTCAGTTTTAAACGTAGCAACCGACTCACCCGCGTAGAGGTCTTGAAGGAATCGCGTGAGCTTATCTAGGCGGCTTTTCGCGGCCTCTCTTGCAAGAGCGACCTGCGCTGCCTTCTCCCTGCTCCGCCTGGACTCTGCGACAGTCTCCCGGGCTTTCTGGAACACGGCCGTTGCTCGATCTTGAATATCGACGGTACGTGGCAGATCGGGATGCTGCACGAGCAGGGTAACCAACTCTGAGTTTCGGCGCTCAGCGAGATCAATATTGTGCATGGCAGCGACCGCGAGGAAATCGGGGTGCACAGGCTTAGCGCGTCGATAGTCTTCCATGATGTTGTACGCCGTACGGCGTTCAACGCCGATCAGATCACAGAGTCCCGAAAAGGTAGTCTTCTGGGCGGCAGTTGGCTGATCATTCCGGGTGTCAAGGCACCAGAACCAATAAGTGTGCAGGACCTGACCAAATTGGAAACGGGACATTCTGTATCCGTTCTTAGCTGATAGCAGCTGTACACGATAGGCCCTCTCCATCTCACTCGCGGGTGGCTCCAAATGAGCAAAAAGCGTGTCGAATCGAGAACCCATTGCGTTGATCTGCGACTCTAGGCTCTGATCTGCGTAGGTGTGAAAAGTTTGCTCAGTGGCTTGTGTGGTCATATGTAGCATCGAAAGCTCCTCATTCGTGAAAATGCGCACTTGGGCAGCACCCATCTCTGCCCGTGCGCTAAGTTGATTAGCGGGTGCGGACAGTTGGTTAGGCAGCTACGATGAGCGAGCGGTGATCGCATTTAGCGAAGGCGCACAGAGCGTCAACGGGAACAAGCACGCGTCCGCCAATGCGGCGCGTGCTGAGACGCCCGTCTGCGATCAGATAGTCGAGTGACCGAGGACTGATAGCAAGTGCCTTCGCGGCATCACGCCGAGAAAGAAAGAGCGGAACAAATTGTTGGGACTGGTTGAGAGTGGCGGCGGTCCCGGGCACGAGCACGGGAAGAACACTAATTTTACCCATAGGAATCCCCAAACAAACATGAGTTATGTTGTTTGGGACCTGGACAGCAATGTTCACTGTCTCGGCGGGTTCGTGTCCGCAATCACGCCTATCGAGGCTGGTCAGTAGCCCTCGAAGTAAGAAGACCTTAACAGAAGTTGTGCGGCTAGATCAAGCGGCTTAGAACAAATTGATCACACCGTCATTATCTGGTTCATCGAATCGCTCTAAACTAGCTCGCCGGTTCAGAGCGTCAGCAGCCAACTTCTGAGAGCGACTTAGGCCGCTCTTCTTAGACAACCGCTGCCGAGCTGCCGCGGTCTTTCCTTGAACCTCTGGCCGCTCGTTTAATTGGTTAGACTTTTCTATCAATGTTCCTGAGAGGTTACTTGGCGCATCGGCAGAGGGGTTGTAGCGCCGTCCTTTGTAGGGCTCGCCAGTAAAATCGGCGACCCAAGCGAGCATGTCCTCATTCTGCTTCCAAGTCATGCAAGTGTGCACGGGCGGATGTGGCCCCTCGGTGTCGGCCTCAAGGATTTGAAGAAATTCTCCGCTAGTAATGTCCAT